GTGGATGCAGTTCGTGTGGCCCGTGGGCTCGTGGGACAGGTGCGGCACGCGCGCCCGCCAGCTGCGCATGAACGTGGACCCGATCACGCCCGGCACGGTCAGCATCGAGGTCACGCTTGACGACGGAGAGGTCATCGCCGCTATGATCCGTACGAGCGACCTGATGCGCTTCGTGGCGCACGCGGTCGCGGCAACCGGAGACACCGCATGACCCTGCTCGCCAGCTTCTCGTCCTTCCTCGGCTCCATCTGGTTCGCGCTGCTGTGCGGCGTGATCGGCTACATCGGCGGCAACGTGCTGCCGATCGGCAAGCTGCTGAAGAAGGACTGACCGACAACCCCCCCGGACGCGACGCGCCCGCACTTCGGTGTGGGCGCTGTCGTATCGTGACAGCATGAGTGACATCGTTCCAACGGAGGGTCAGGGCGGCTCTCCGCTCTTCAAGGACCCGCACCACATCCGCGAGGACATGCGCACGCTGACCGCTGCGCTGCGCGCCGGGTGGGACGTGCCCGCCGACGTGCGGACTGACGCGCGCGACATTGCCGCCAGCATCATGCGGTCGAGCCCGGTGGACCGCGACCGCATCGCAGCGGTGCGCCTGCTGGTGCAGATGCGCAAGGACGACGTGGAGGCACTGGCCCTGCTCGACAAGATCGGCAGGCTCGACAGCGGCGAGGCAACCGAGCGGATCGAGCTGAAGCCGATCACCTTCGAGCGGCGCGACTGATGGTCGAGCTGCGCCTGCCGCCGCTCTACGGCAAGCAGTATGCCGCCGTGCATGATCCGCGCCGGATTTCGGTGATCGAGGCATCCTCCAAGGCCGGCAAGACAAGTGCCTGTCTCGTCTGGATTCTCGGTCATGCGTGGAACGACAAGATCGCCGGGCACTCGTACTGGTGGGTCGCGCCCGTGTACCAGCAGTCGCGCATCGCCTTCGACCGCATGAAGGCGTGGCTGCGGCAGGCGGACCCGCACAAGCGCGTGTGGAAGTCGCACGACACGGAGATGTGGATTGAGATCGCGTCGGGCTCGCGGGTCTGGTTCAAGAGCGGCGACGACCCCGACAACCTCTACGGCGAGGACGTGTACGGGGCGGTGCTCGACGAGGCGACGCGGATGCGCGAGGAGTCGTGGCACGCCGTGCGCTCGACCCTGACCGCGACGCGGGCGCCCGTGCGCATCATCGGCAACGTCCGAGGACGGCGGAACTGGGTGCACAGGCTCGCGCAGCGGGCGCAGGCCGAGCCCACAGGCGACATCGGCTACCACAAGCTGACGGCGTGGGATGCGGTCGAGGGCGGCGTCATCAAGCGCGAGGAGGTGGTCGCCGCGCAGCGTGACCTGCCCGCGGCGGTGTTCAAGGAGCTCTACCTCGCCGAGCCATCCGACGACGGTGGCAACCCGTTCGGCATCGATGCGATCGCCAAGTGCGTGCGTCCGGACACCGAGGGCGCGGTCGCCGTCTGGGGCGTCGACCTCGCAAAGAGCCAAGACTGGACCGTTGCGTGCGGATTGGGCGAGGATGGGACAGTAGTGGCACTCGAGCGGTGGCAGGGGCAGTGGTCGGACACCAAGACGCGCCTCGTCCGCATGATCGGCGAGACGCCCGCGCTCATCGACTCGACAGGCGTGGGCGACCCCATCGTGGAGGATCTGCAGCGCGACCTCCCCAACGTCGAGGGCTTCAAGTTCACGGCTCCATCGAAGCAGCAGCTCATGGAGGGGCTCGCCGCCGCGATCCAGCAAGGGCGCGTAGGCATCCCCGATGGCTGGCTCCGCGCCGAGCTGGAGGCGTTCGGCTACGAGCACACTCGCACAGGCGTAAGGTATGAGGCACCAGCCGGCCTTCACGACGACGGCGTCTGTGCGCTCGCCCTCGCCGTGCGGCATCTGGCGTACGCGCGCTCGAACACCCTCGACATACGGATCTTCTGACGCATGGGCATCCTCGACCTCTTCCGCCGCAAGGCACAGGACACGGCAGACCGCTACCTCGAGTCGAGCCTGTCGGTGCTCGACCGCAGCGGACGCGCGAAGGCACAGCCGTTCTCCTACGCCGCTGCCGTCCGCGCGTACTCGTCGTGGATCTACTCCGCGGCGAGCATCAACGCGCAGGCGGTCGCGTCCGTGCCGCTGCGCCTGTACGTGCGCTCGCGCCCGGGACGCAAGCTCTACGAGACTCGCCGCGTGCCGCGCGCACGCAAGGCGTACCTGTGCGGCGACACGGCGAACCAGCCATCGCGGCTCGTGATGCGCAAGGCGCTCGCGGGCGACTTCGAGGAGGTGTCCTTCGAGCACCCCGTGCTTGAGGTGCTCCGCAAGGCCAACAGCGTGGACGACGGCTTCGGGCTGGCGATGACCCGCATCCTGTTCCTCGAGCTGACGGGCAACGCCTACCTGCACCCGGTCATCGACTCCGCGCTCGACATCCCCGTCGAGCTGTGGACGATGCCCGCGCAGCACGTCAAGATCCTGCCGTCGACCGACGGGCTCATCGCGGGCTACCGCTACGGCGTCGACCAGCAGAGCGAGCAGGACTTCACGGTCGATGAGGTGATCCACTTCCGCCGTCCGAATCCCAAGAGCCTGCTCTACGGGATGGGCAAGCTCGAGGCGGCGTGGGGCGTCGCGCAGCAGAACGAGGCGATCCACGAGATGGACCTCTCGTTCTTCCAGAACAACGCGCGCCCGGACTACGCGATCATCGTCAAGGGCGGCGCGGGGCGCGAGCAGCTTGAGCGCTTCGAGACGAAGGTCCGCGAGGCGCTGCAGGGCACGCGCAAGGCGGGCAAGTTCATGGCGATCACGGGCGACGTGGACATGAAGCCGCTGTCCTTCCCGACGAAGGACCTGTCGGGCCGCGACGAGATCGTCGAGGAGATCGCCGCCATCTTCGGCGTGCCGGTCACGATGCTGAAGGCGTCCGATCCGAACCTAGCGAGCGCCAAGAGCGGCTATGCGCAGTGGCGGGAGTCGACGATCGCCCCGATCTGCCGCCTCGACGAGGAGACGCTCAACGCCAAGCTCCTGCCGCTGTTCGGGCTCGAAAACGACGCCTATCTCGCATACGACAACCCAGTCCCCGCTGACCGCCAGCAGGATCTGGTCGAGCGGCAGACCTCCGTCGCCGGCGGGTGGATGACGCCCAACGAGGCGCGTCTTGAGGCGGGCTACGACCCGATGGAAGACCCCGCCGCCGACCGCCTGTACGTCAACGGGCAGCCGCTCGGCGCGAGCCCGGCGGGCGCATCGCCATTCGGCGGGCTGTTCGGGGCGCAGGGAGGCGCGCAGAGCCGTCCGAGCCTGCCCGCCCCGTCTGTGGAGCCCGAGGACGCGGAAGCCGCCACGGAGCCCGTGCAGGCGTCCAAGCGCCTTGTCTCCAAGCCGCTCGACACGGGCGGCGAGGATTGCGTCAGCAACAACGTCCGCACGCTCATGGCGGAGGGCTACCCGCAGGATCAGGCGGTCGCCATCGCCATCAGCGTGTGCGAGGGCAAGGCGTGGTCGGAGGCAGACCCCGCCAAGGCGCTTGAGGATGTGGACACCAAGCCGACCTCCGAGATGGCCGACCTTGCCAACCGTGGCTTGGCGCTCCGCGAGGAGCATGGGCGCGGCGGCACGGCGGTCGGCGTCGCCCGCGCACGGGACATCGGCAACCGGGCGAACCTGTCCCCCGAGACTGTGCGCCGGATGCACGCCTACTTCAGCCGCCACCGCGTGGACCTCGACGCCGAGGGCGCGCAACCCGGCGAGGACGGCTACCCGTCCGCAGGCGCCATCGCGTGGATGCTGTGGGGCGGCGACCCGTCGAACCCAGACGGCGCAGGCGCAGGATGGGCGGCTCGCAAGGTCGAGGAACTGGAATCGGCGCAGGCCAAGCGCATGGCGCGCAACGTCATCGACTACGTCGCGGAGTTCGACCGCACGGCGCAGGAGTCCGACAGCGCGATGCTCGATCGCCTGCTCGTCACGGTCGAGAAGTCGTTCCAGCGGGAGATGAGCAGCGATGACGAACTGCTGCGGTTCGCCTACAAGGATGCGCTCAATGAGGTCGAGGC